CGGTCGACCTGGCGGAGATGAAGGCCTGGCTGCGCGTGACCCATGCCTTGGAGGATGCGCTGATCCAGTCGCTGATGGGGTCGGCTGTCGCCCATCTGGATGGTTGGACTGGGGTTCTGGGCCGGGCCATCATGACCCAGACCTGGAAAGAGGAATTTTCCGCGCATGGGTTTCTGCGGCTGGCGCTGCCGGATGTCGTGTCGGTGGTGGTGACGGCCAAGGATGCCGATGGCAACGCACTGACGGTCACCACGGCGGATCTGGGGTCGGATGCGGCGGGCTGGTTTGTCGAGACGGAAGGCGATGGGGCCACGGATGTGGTGATCGTCACCTATGTCTGCGCCCTGCCGGCCGCGCAGCTGGATGCCGCGCGGCTGGTGATCAAACTGCTGGTGGCGCATTGGTTTCGCAACCGTGAGGCAGTAGTGGTGGGCACGAATGCCAGCGACCTGCCCATGGCGGTGACGGCGCTGATCCGTGCCCTGGCTTGGGTGCAGTTTTGAGCGCTGGGGACATGGATCAGCCGATCCAGATCCAGCGCAAGGTGGTGACGAGTGACGGGGCCGGGGGGCAGAGCGAGACCTGGGCCACGGTCTATTCTGTCTGGGCCGCCGTGCGGGCCAAGTCGGCACGGGAAGGCCTGGATCAGGGCCGGATGAATGCGACCTATGTCGTGGCCTTTACCATCTACACCATTGCCGATCTGACCGAAGCCGACCGGATCCTGTGGAATGATGAGACCTATAACATTCGCGGCATCCTGCGGTCGGGCAGTCCGCAGACAGTGCAGGTCGAGGGCGAGCGCGGGGTGGCGACATGAGCGGCAGCAAGGTCACCGTCAAGGGCGTGGCAGATGTCAACCGCATCCTGCGCCAGATCGCCCCGGCCGAGGCCAAGAACCTGCTGCGGGCCACCGCTGCCGATCTGGCCAAGGCTGTGGCGGATGGGGCACGGCAGCATTCGTCGGATGATACGGGGCGGCTGGACAAGGCCATCACATCCAAGCGGCAGCGCGGCAGCGCCACGGTGATCGCCGCCGCCGCCGTTGTGAAAGGTGCAGCGTTCTATTGGCGGTTTCGGGAATATGGGCAGGGGCCGGATCACAAGGCCGATGCGATGTTCCTGAAATCGGTGCAGGCGCTGAAGCCGCAGCTGAACGAGCTGTATCTGAAAGTCTTTGGACAGAAGCTGGAAAAGCGCCTGCAGCGCCTGGCCAAGAAGACCGGGGTCTGACCCATGCGTGAAGCGGCAGAAGTGACGGTGCAGGTCGGCCTTGTCGACGTGCTGGCCGGGATCGGGGTGCCGGTTTACACGGTGGTGCCGCAGGCCGCAGATGGCGGATCGGCGGCGGTGTTTCCCTATATCCAGATCGATGATCCGGTCTTTGCGCCCTTTGATACGGCCTCGAACGACGGCCATGATTTCGTGGTGCGCATTCATGTGCGCTGGCGCGGCGGGTCGAAACTGCCGGGCAAGCGGCTGCAGGGCGAGATTTACGAGCGGCTGCATCACATGGACCTACCCCTGACGGGCTGGCGGGTGGTCCTGCTGAAACATGCGCAGTCCTTTGTCGACACTTTGACGGACCAAACCTTTGACGGGGTCTGCGAGTTCAACGGCCTGATCGAGAAAACCTGAAACCTAGGAGACGAAAATGGCAAAAGCTGCGGCCCGTTTGGCCCTAATCAAGAAAGCTGGCACGGCCATCGCCGGTGTCAAAAGCCTGTCGTTCAAGCGCACGGCCAGTGGGATCGATGTAACGGACCAGAACAGCAACGGGATCATCACCTATCTGTCCAACGCGATGGCGTCCAGCCAGCTGAGCTTCAGCGTGTCGGGCGTCCATGAGGACCCGACGCTGCGGAACCTGGCCTTCGACAGCGCTGATCCGAATTCGGTGTTCATGACCGATGTGTCATTCCATTTCGCCAATGCAGTTTCGGCCAGGGACACGCTGACCGGCAACTTCCTGATGACCAACTATGAGGAAAGCGGCGCCGATGATGCGGCTGTCGAATTCTCGGCCGACTTCGTTTCCTCTGGCCCCTGGACCCTGGCCTGATGAGCCGCGCCATCCGTCTGACATGGGCCGGTGAAACCCGGCTGATTCCTGAACACAAGGCATTTGCCATCGGGGAACAGGTCGAGGACATCGTTCTGCTGACCGACATCCAGCGGTGGAAAGAGCGGCCGCAGTTTCACAAGATGGCCCGGGCCTATGCGACGATGCTGCGCTTTTCCGGGTTCGATGTGGCCGACAGCGAGGTGTTGGATGCGATCCTGCGCAGCGATGCGCCTGTCGCGGCCGAGGCGATCAATGCGCTGATGATTGCCCTGATGGGAGACGCCCCCGATCTGTCGGGCGGCGAGGCGCAGGCTGCGCCAAAAAAGGCCAGCGCTTCATCGACCAAGCGTTCCAGATCTGGGTCCGCCGCCTGAACCAAAGGGCGGCGGATTTCTTTGACACACCGCCGCGTCGTTTCTGGGTGCTGCTGGCCAGTCTGGCCGATGAAGAACAGGCGTCCAAGCCGGGCCGCCTGAACGATGAGGAACGCGACGAGCTGCGCGCCATGCTGCGCGAGGCCCGGGCGGACGAACGGCGAAAGGGACTGCGCTGATGGGATCGAAGACCGTTGCCGATATTGCTGTCGGTGTCGAATTCGACATTGGCCCGCTGATCGTCGGGGCCGCCAAGGCCGAGGCCGTGATTGGCAAGTTCACATCCGGCCTATCGAAGTTCGGCGGCACGATGCAGACCATCGGCACCAAGGCCACGCAGCTGGGCACCAAGATGTCGCTGGCGACGGCGGCGATAGGGGGCGTGGCTGGCGGTCTGCTGGCCATCACCAAGCAGGGTGCTGACGTTGGCGATGTGATCAGCAACGCTGCCAAGGCGGCCGGCATGTCGACCGGCTATTTCCAAGAAACGGCCTATGCCCTGGAGCAGGTGGCCGACATGTCCAGCGAGGACGTGGCCACCGCCATGGCCAAGCTGAACACCGTTCTGGGGCAGGCGCAGCAGGGGTCAAAGAGCGCCATCGCGGCTTTTGCCGCCATCGGTGTGTCGCAAGAGGACATCGCCAGCGGGGCCGTCACCAGCCAGGCCGCGATGGAGGCCATGCTGTCCACGCTGGACAAGACCAAGGACCCGGCCATCGCGGCGGCCATTGCTGCCGATCTTCTGGGAAAGACCGGCGGGCGCATGGGGTCGATGCTGGCCGGCGCCGGGACCGAAGTGGCTGGCCTGAAGGAAGAGGCCCGCAAGCTGGGCATCGTCATGTCGGACGAGGCGGTGCAGGCGGCCAATGATTTCAACGACAAATGGGAATCGATGGGCAAGCAGATCAACGGGATCAAGATGCAGATCGCATCGGTCCTGCTGCCGGTTCTGGTGGATAGCCTGCTGCCGGCCATTCAGGAAAAGGTCATTCCAGCGATTTCCAACATCATCACCAAGGTGGGGGAATGGATCGACTGGTTCGGCCGACTGCCGCAGCCGGTGCAGGACGTGGCCACCGCCATCGCCGTGGCCTTTGCCGCCGGCGGCCCAGTGCTGCTGGCCATCGGGGCCGTGTCATCTGCGATCAGTCTGCTGATCGGCAGCGCGGGGCCCATCGGCCTGTTCATCCTGGCGGCCGGGGCGCTGACCACGGCCTGGACGCTGTGGGGGGATGACATCAAGGCGGCCATCGGCCCGGCCATCGATTGGGTCACGGAAAAGTTTAACGGGTTCCTGACGCTGGTCGACACGATCATCGGCAAGTTGTCATCGTGGAAATCGACAGCGGCCGAGTTCATCGGCGCGGGCGACCCGTCGACCTTTACCCCCAACCCGAATTACGTGCCTGACCCTGCGGTGAACTTTGGCGCCGGGATTGGCGCACCGGCCGCGCCCGATGGAACGCCCATCGGCGGGGCCGTGGCGGATGGCATGGTCAATGGCCTGACTGGCACACTGAACGCCCGCATGCCCGAGGTGACGGGCGCAGTCGATGGTATGACGCAAGCCGTGCGCGACACGCTGGGCATCCGGTCACCGTCCACCGTCTTTGCCGAGATCGGCCAGTATATGGGCGAGGGTCTGGCGCAGGGCATCGCCAACACGCAAGCCATGATCAACACCAGCGTCGAGGCGCTGGGGGGTGCGGCTGTCACCACGATGCAGGGCACGGCCAGCGAGGTGCTGGGCATTCTGGGCACAATGTTCCAAGGGTCCAAAGCCATCGCTGCGGCGCAGGCCATTGTGAACGCCTGGGCCGGTGCCAGCGAGGCGCTGAAGCTGCCGTTTCCGGCCAACCTTCTGGCCTTTGGCAAGGTGCTGGCCACCGGGTTTCAGGCGGTGCGGGCCATTCAGGGCACGAACGCCAATGGCAGTTCGGGCGGTGGCGGCGCGGCCCCGGCGCCTGCCGCCGCTGCGCCGGCCGGCGTGGCGAACATCACGCTGGTGGGCGACACGTTCAGCCGTGGTTCGGTTGAAAGCCTGTTCGAACAGATCAACGCTGGCCTGCGTCAGGGCCAGACGATCAATGTGAGGTGACATGGGCGTCGTGATCAAGACCGGTTTCACCGGCACGGATTATCCGCTGACCAATCCGCGCATTGGGGCCTTTACCTTCAACGGCACGATCACGGCCGCCAGCGAGGCCGCCGGGTTCGAGGCCGAGAACGCGGGCGACGGCACGACCTATTCGGCCTGGCGGCCAACCGCTGTTCCTGCGTGGTGGGCAATTGAATATGCGGCCACCAAGACGGTGTCCTATATCGGCATCGCGGCGCATGATCTGGCCACAGTGGGCGCATCGCTGCAGATTCAGAAATGGGATGGCGCGACCTGGGTCAACATCATGCCGGCCGAGCCGATCCTGACGCCAACGGATAACGGGCCGATCCTGTTCCTGTTCGAAGAGATCGCGGTCGACAAGATTCGGGTGCGGATGCTGGACGTGATCGGCACCATCGGGGTGATTTCCATAGGCGCGGTGACGGAATGCCCGGTGAAGTCGCAGTTCACCGGATCGCTGCCCTTCAATGAGGCGGTGCAGAGCGTCTTTGCTGACAGCCTGTCGGACGGGGGCCATGTGCTGGAACGGTTCGAACTGCGCAAGGCGGTGCCTGCCGTGATGGAATTGCGCAACATCAGCGAGACCTGGGCAGGGAACATGCTGCGCAGGTTGTCAGATCAGCTGGCCGACAGCGCTGCCTTCTTTGCCGACCGGCCCGACACCTATCCGGAGTCGGTGGTCTTTGGCATGCTG